TGTGATGTACAGCGAACAGACCGACGTATGCTTTTGTACGGCAGGGGGTGCGAGCGATGCGCCGCCCGCAAAAAAACGACCCCTTGCCCCCCGCCCTGCCCCTAGCGTAGATGGGGGTGTCACACAAAATTTTCGCACCGTTTGCCCAGACTGCGACAACGGCATGATCCGCGAGCCTGATGGCTATGGTTGCGTCCAATGGACTTCATGCTATTCTTGTGGTGGAACAGGAGAGGCCGATGATTGATGAGGGCGATGGCTCATTTGAGCGAAAGCTAACCAACCGGCAATGCCCGCGCTGTCGCAGCGCGATTGTGTTGCGGCGCGATGACGTGCATAAACGTGAGTTCGATTGCACTGTATGTAATTTAAAAATTATTGACGTTAAGGGAGAAAGCGAATGACTAAAAAAGAACTACCACCAATGAACCGTTTTGAATTACTTGAGGCCGCCAAGGAAACTGTCGCTGATCGAGGCGAAGAATATGGTAGCATATGGGATAATCACGAGCGCATTGCTATTATTTGGACGGCGCTGGTTGGCATTGAGTTTCAGCCGGAGCATGTGGCTATGATGATGGCTGGCGTAAAGCTGGCGCGTTTATCGGCGACGCCGGATCATCAGGATAGCTGGGTGGATCTGGCTGGCTATGCCGCAACAGGATCGGAGTGCCTGCATGTCAGAAAACAAAACGCCGACGATTAGGCAGCAGCGGGCGGCGTTAGCGTCGAGTGACGCTGATCGCCGCGAGGCTGTGGTGCAAGAGTTGGAGGCGATTGGAGCCGGTGAGGCGACTGACGTTATCCAGTGGGATGATATGGGCAGGGTCACGTTGACGCCCAGCGATCAGCTATCGGATCGCGCCCGCCGGGCGGTGAAAAAGGTTAAGGTCACGCCTAATCAGTTTGGCAATACAATTGAGGTTGAGATGCACGACAAGCTATCGGCGCTGAGGCTTTTGGCAAAGCATCGCGGGTTGCTGGAGCCGAATGCGGGCGATCAAAAGCCTAGCATGATTGGCATTAACATTACCGGGCCGACGGCGCGTATCGTCGAGATTGACGGCGACGATGGCTGATGTGATCGACTTAAAGGAATATTTTAGCGTTAGATTTTTTAAGCGAGATATATTGTGTGGCTATTGCTCCCGGCTTACTAGAGGCCGTGTTTATGATAGTGGTGAGGCTATTGTTTGCACCGAGTGCGGCGGGCCTATGCTTGAATTAGAAAGCGACCAATTTAACGATAATTTAACTATTATTTTTGACCCAGAGGCGTAAAATGGCGAGATCACCAAGAGCAACAGACAGATCACCCCGGCGTCGCAAGCAGCCAACGACTGAGGCGCTTGCGGGTTTAAACCTTGATTTTTCGCAAAGCCCAACGGTATGGCAATTTTTACAAGACGACAGTTTCGTGCGTGGATTGATGGGGCCGGTAGGCTCTGGCAAGACGTTTGCTTCATTGGCAGAGGTGATGTTGCGGGCTGTGAAACAGGAACCATCGCCGATAGATGGGATCAGATATACTCGATTTGCAGTTATCAGGAACAGCTACCCAGAGTTAAGAACGACCACGATCAAGACGTGGCAGGAGTTATTCCCTGAGAATGTTTGGGGGCCGATGCGCTGGTCGCCGCCGATCACCCATCACATCAAGCTGCCGCCGCGTGACGGCGCGGCTGGGCTTGATTGTGAGGTGATCTTTTTGGCGTTGGATCAGCCGCGTGACGTGCGAAAGCTGTTATCGCTTGAATTGACCGGCGGCTTTATTGATGAGGCGCGTGAGTTGCCAAAGGCGGTAGTCGATGGATTAACGTCGCGTGTCGGTCGTTACCCGACCAAGTCGAATGCCGGTTGCACTTGGCGCGGCGTGTGGATGAGTACCAACCCAATGGATAGCGACCACTGGTGGCCGAACCTTGCCGAGAAAAACCCTATTCGCGGAAAATATCCTTGGAAGTTTTACAAGCAGCCGGGCGGCGTGGTCGAGGGAACAGCCGAGCATGAAGATGCGATGTTTGCGGCTGGCAAGCATTGGCTGAATAATCCGATAGCTGAGAACGTGAATAACCTGCCGGTTGGATACTACGAGCAGCAGCTAGCCGGTAAGACGCTGGACTGGATCCAGTGTTACGCCGGGGCGCAGTATGTTTATGTGCAAGACGGCAAGCCGGTCTGGCCTGAGTACAGTGACAGCGTTATGTCTGGTGACGCTGAGATTGAGCCGGGATGGCCGGTGCATATCGGGCTTGACTTTGGTTTGACCCCGGCGGCTGTGTTTGGGCAGAAAATGCAGAACGGCAGATGGAATGTCGTGCATGAGCTTGTTGCTTTTGATATGGGGCTTGAGCGGTTTTGCCATCACTTGCTGGCTGACATACAAAGTATGTTTCCGAAATCGGATGTTTTGGTTTGGGGTGACCCGGCGGGTGTCAAGCGCGATGAGATATTTGAGGTCACCGCATTTGAGCATTTAAAAACGATGGGGCTTCATGCCCGGCCAACTAGCACAAACGATTTTAAGGTGCGGCGCGAGGCGGGCGCTATGCCGATGAACCGTATGATCGACGGCAAGGCTGGCTTGGTTGTCAACAGAAAATGCACCCGCACCCGCAAATCGCTGTCGGGCGGTTATCATTTTAAGCGCGTTGCGGTTGGTGCCGGGTATGAGCGGTTCCGGGATGCGCCAAATAAAAATGAACATTCGCACGTTGGTGATGCGTTTGGGTATTTGATGCTTGGTGCCGGTGAGGTGCGGAGCATTACGCGCAATAGCCAGTTTAGTAAACAGTTTAATCAGCTAACAGCGAATGCAGATTTTAACATATTCTAACTGGCGGGAAACGCTGTGCGGTAATAGTGATGTTGCTATTGTGCCGTTTTACTGGGGTCATGCCTATATGGCAGAATTAAGGCCGATGGATGCCCAGTTTTTAAAACTTGTGCCTGATTACAAAGAGGCGTTGCAGGGGGCAAGTGCTACCGGCCTTGCCTGCACGGCTTTATTGCGGGGCAAAATCGCTTGCTGCTTTGGCGTTAATAAATTATGGCCGGGGGTTGCTGAGGGCTGGATGCTGACAACAGACCACGTTGCTACCGCGCCGGTATCGCTTACTAGGGGTGCATACCGCTATTTCAACCTGATCGCTACCGAGATGGTATTGAAGCGGTTGCAGTTAACCGTAAATACGCAGAATGACCTTGCTGTCAGGTGGGCTGATGCGTTACAATTCACGCCAGAGGGGCTGTTAAAAAACTACGGCCCTGACGGCGCTGATTATCGAATGTATGCGAGGTATTATAAATGAGCGGATTATTTGGTGGCGGGTCAAAGGTATCAAAACCAGATCCAGAGTTAGTAGCTGCTCAAAAGCGCCAAGAGCAACAGGTCGAGGCTGAGGCGCGTGATAAGCGCATGAAGCTAGCAGCACAACGCCGCGCTCGGTATGTTGGCGGTCAGCGTATGTTGTTATCCAAAACCCGCGAAGACGCCGAGCAGGGCATCACAGAAACATTAGGGCCGGTGTAAGCTATGGCAAAAAGAAACCCACCAAGCAGAACTACCATCCGAGGCCAGCGGCATTTGTTGGCTTATATCACACCAGCCGAAGCCGAGCTTTTGAAATCACGCGGTGGCACTGGTGAGTTTCATAAAGGCGTTCCATCATACCCGCCGGGGTTTGGTAATGAACCTTCCGGCTTTGGGTCGGAGAGAGCGGGCGGGGCGGCTGGTGGCCCTTCTGGCGCAAGTGGCAGCGGCGGCGGTGGCAGGGATCCCGGCGACGGCAGGGAAAGTGCTAGTGCTAGTGATCGTGGCGCTGTCGATAACAGACAAAGATCAAAAGCCCAAAAGCAGATAGACAAGCAAATCGCGCTTGGCAAAAAAAATATTGAGAACATGAGTACAACTGACAAGATTATGGCTGCTGTAATGCCATTTGCTGGTTTTGAGGTGGCGCAAAACTACGCCGCTCAGTTTATGGGCAACCGCATGAAAGATGTGCTTAGTCAAGCTGGGTCTAAAGCTGTGGTTGATAAACGCACCGGCAGAATAAGCGGCGTTTATGATAGCCTTGGCAGGTTGACTGGGCGTGACCCCGCTGCTGAAGCGCGGGCAGAAAGAATGAACGAGGCCGGTAGTGCCGCTAGAATAATGCCAGAAGATGAAGAGGAAGAGCAGGCGACGCTGGGCAAAAAAGTTATCCGCTCAGATCTTACAAAAGAGATTGAGGCCGAGCGTATACGCCGCAGCAGTGCTGGGCTAAGGCAGCTTGGCAACCGAACTTTGTTATCATCCAACTCAACATTGGGGGCGTAGATGCCAAAAGTAGTTTCTAAAGATGGAAAGACCCGGCACTTTGCTTACAGCAAGGCTGGCATGAATGCGGCTAAAGAGTACGCTCGGCAGACTGGTGGCCGGGTAACTGAGGCCAACATGAAAACCAAAATGGCGAAAAGGAAAAATTATGCCTAAGAAAAAAGGTAAGGGTTACGGCAAATGACCAAACAGGTTTGGGATAAAAAGCGGCCAAAAGATTTGGGCAAGCCAAAGGCGTTGAGTTCTGCAAAAAAACGCAGCGCTATGCGGGCTGCTAAAAAAGCCGGTCGCCCATATCCAAACCTCATTGATAATATGAGGGCGGCGCGTGGCTAGCCCAGCTTGGACACGCAAGGCGGGTAAGAACCCGAAAGGCGGTCTAAATGAGGCCGGTCGTCGTTCTGCCAAAGCGCAAGGCATGAACCTAAAAGCGCCGGTCAAGTCTGGCGACAATCCGCGCCGGGCATCATTCTTGGCTAGAATGGGCGGTATGCCGGGGCCAGAATATAAGGACGGCGAACCCACACGTCTGCTGTTATCGCTACGCGCTTGGGGCGCTAGCTCAAAAGCAGACGCCAAGAAAAAAGCGGCAGCCATAAGCAAAAGGAACCAAGCCAGTGCATAGTGTTGAAGATATCCTAAAGCGTCACGATGTGGCGCAGCGCCGCAAAGATAACTGGCGGCAGATCTATGAAGATTGCTATGAGTTTGGCTTGCCGCAGCGCAATCTTTATGATGGCTATTACGAGGGCGGCGGCTCTCCGGGGCAAAACAAAATGGTGCGCGTGTTTGATAGTACAGCTATCAATGCAACGCAGCGCTTTGCCAACCGCATCCAGTCTGGCCTGTTTCCACCCTACGCACCGTGGTGCCGGTTAGAGCCGGGGCCAGAAATCCCAGAAGAGCGTCGCTTAGAGGCACAAACTGCGCTGGATATGTACAGCGATATTATGTTTAGCCTGCTGCGCCAGTCTAACTTTGATTTGGCTATGGGCGAATTTTTGCTTGATCTAGCTGTTGGCACTGCCGTCATGCTAGTACAGCCCGGTGACGACATGACGCCAATTCGCTTTACTGCTGTGCCGCAATATCTGGTCAGCATCGAAGAGGGCGCACACGGCAAGGTCGATAATGTTTACCGCCGGATGCGCTTAAAAGGCGAGGCCATCAAGCAGCATTGGCAAGACGCCGAAATCCCAGAGCGCTTGCAGCGCATGATTGACGACAAGCCTACGCAAGAAATCGAACTTGTTGAGGCTACGCTGTATGACCCAGACAAAGGCGATTTCTGTTATCACGTCATTTGGGCTGAGGGCAAAGCCGGTCTGCTTATGCGCCGCATGAAATCATCGCCTTGGATCGTTGCGCGGTATATGAAAGTTGCGGGCGAGGTTTACGGTCGTGGGCCGCTGGTCACAGCTATCCCTGACATTAAAACGCTAAACAAGACACTGGAGTTGCTGTTAAAGAATGCCAGCTTGTCAATTGCGGGTGTTTACACTGCGGCTGATGATGGCGTATTGAACCCGCAAAACATCCGCATCCAGCCGGGCGCTATTATCCCGGTTGCGCGTAACGGTGGCCCGCAAGGCGAGAGCTTGCGACAGATGCCACGCTCTGGTGATTTCAACGTGTCGCAGATCGTGATCAATGACCTACGCATGAACGTCAAAAAGATCTTGCTTGATGACACACTGCCGCCCGACAATATGTCAGCCCGGTCTGCGACAGAGATTGCCGAGCGCATGAAAGAACTGGCGCAGAACCTTGGCTCCGCTTTTGGCCGCTTGATCACCGAGACTATGGTGCCGCTGGTTGCCCGCATCCTTTATGTAATGGATGAGCGCGGTTTGATTGAGATGCCACTGCGCGTCAATGGCCTAGAGGTTAAAGTGACGCCGGTCAGCCCGATTGCACAAGCGCAAAATATGGGTGATATTGAGAAAATTATGCAGTGGGTGCAAATGTCGTCAGCCCTTGGCCCAGAAGGCCAAATGGCTGTCAAGACAGGCAGCATTGCAGATTATGTTGCTGATAAACTAGGGGTGCCAGCGGAACTACGCACGACGCCGCAAGAACGTCAGGAGATGATGCAACAGGCCGCGCAAATGATGCAGGCTCAAGCGCAAGCAGAGGGTGGTGCGCCAGTTGAAGGCGAGGCACCACCAGAAGGGATGGTCTAATGAACCCGGACGGTTGGGAGGGGTTGCAAACCGTAGACCCCGAAATAGCAGAAAAACAGCAAGTAGATAAGGATGACATTGATCGTCTTTATCTGCGCGTGTTCGCCAGCGATGATGGGGCAAAGCTGCTCACCCATCTAAGGTCGCTGACGATTGAGCAGCCTAGCTGGTATCCCGGTGAGGACGCCAGTCACGGTTATGCTCGCGAAGGCCAGAATAGTCTGGTCAGGGAAATTGAGCGGCGCATGAAAAGAGCGAGATCACTATGAATGATACAGATGGACTGTTGGCCGAAGCCCAAGTCGAGGGCGACGATAACCAGCAGCAGGCTGAAGAGACAACAATCCCACACCAGCTAACAGACAACGAGCCGTCAGTTGATAGCGTAACCGTTGCAAAAGAAGGTGAAGAAATAGAGCTTGAAAAGCCAGAGTGGTATCCAGAAAAGTTTTGGAACGAAGACGATGGCCCGGATCTAGAAAACCTTGTCAAGTCTTACAACGAACTGCAAAAGAAGTTTAGTCAGGGCAAGCACAAAGCCCCTGACAAGTACGACACAACAATCTTTGAAGAGGCTGGCATTGGTGACGATGACCCGCTTTATAGCGTTTACAAAGACTGGGCAAAAGAAAATGGTGTTAGTCAGGCAGCGTTTGAACAGCTAGCTGGCACATTTATCGAAATGGCTCAGGGCGAAAGTCAGCAAGCCGAGATCTCATACAAAGAGGAATACGAAAAGCTCGGCCCAAATGCTGACGTTGCAATCAAGTCAATGACTGACTGGGCGTCTAGCCTAGTTCGCAAAGGCGTTTGGTCTGATGCTGATTTTGAAGAGTTTAAAATTATGGGTGGCACCGCGCAGGGCTTACGCGCTTTGCAAAAGATCCGCTCATATTATGGCGATAAACCAGTGCCAATTGACGTGTCGCCAATGACCGACGCGCCATCTAAAGAAGAGCTAATGGCAATGGTTGGCAAGCCCGAATATCAAAGTGACCCAGCCTACCGGGCGAAGGTCGAAAAGATGTTTGAAAACGTCTATGGCAAGCAAGAATATAGTGCCATTTAATGCAAGCGCGGCAGTTGTTTACAATTGCCGCGTTTTTCTATAAAATCACCCTTGACAGACAATCGGCTTTCGACCTGTCGCAAACGCTTGGGGGCGTAGCGTATATGCTCAAGCCGCAGCCCGGAAGGATACCTGCTAGGCGTCAAATCGTGTTTTAACTTTTACAAAGGAATAGGAAAATGGCAGTTGGCATTTCCAATGCTTTTGTACAGTTGTTCGATGCCGAGGTTAAGCAGGCATACCAGTCGTCACGCGCACTGGCAGGCTTAACCCGCGAGCGGGCAAATGTCGAAGGCAATCAGGTGAAGTTTCCAAAGATCGGAAAAGGCACCGCAACAGTTCGCGTTCCGCAAACTGATGTGACCCCTCTTAACGTAACCTATTCGCAGGTTACAGCAACAATGTCTGACTACATCGCTGCTGAATACAGCGATATCTTCTCACAGCAAAAAGTCAACTTTGACGAGCGCCGTGAGTTGGTGCAGGTAGTTGGTAACGCCATTGGCCGTCGTATGGATCAGCTTGTTCTTGATGCCCTCAACGCATCATCAACATCACTGACCGTTGCGACTACTGTTGGCGGCGCTGGTACAAACATGAACATCGAAAAGCTGATTGAAGCAAAGAAGCTGCTCGATGCGAACAATGTACCATCTGAAGGCCGTTGCATGATCATCCACGCTAATAACTTGGCTGGCATGTTGGGCGAAACCGAAATCACAAGCTCAGACTTTGCGACAGTAAAGGCTCTGGTTTCTGGTGAGGTTGACACCTTTATGGGCTTCAAGTTCGTAACTCTTGGTGACCGCGATGAAGGTGGCTTGCCACTGCCATCAACCCGCACATGCTTTGCATTCCATAAGGATGCAATGGGTATGGGTATCGGCATGAACCAAAAAAGTGAAATTAATTACATTGCCGAAAAAACTAGCTTCTTAGTTTCTTCAATGTTCAGCGCTGGCGCGGTTGCCATCGATGACGAGGGCATTGTTAAAATCTCTTGCACTGAATAGAAAGGAGTGTAGAAAATGGCTTTCTCTTCAGCAGGTTGGAATGTTATTGGTGCAGCTAAATCTGGCAATGCACCTAGCATGTACACTTACACATCAGCAGACGCAATTGCTGACGTGAACACAGAAGGTTATTTCAATGACCTGTCAGACACACTGGCAGTCGGCGATATCATCTTTGTTCACGACAGCGCGACACCAACAATGTCAATCGTTGTTGTTCTGTCAAACGCATCTGGTGTTGTTGACGTATCAGACGGCACGGCTGTATCAGTCGCTGACGCTGACTAACAATAGTGGGGCGGCGCAAGCCGCCCCATTTCCCTATTTTGGAGTGGCGTAATGGCGCAGGGCGATACCAAACTATCTATATGTTCCGAGGCTCTGATCATGCTGGGCGCTGCCCCGCTTTCATCGTTTGCCACCGGCACCGATGAAGCGCAAGTGGCTGATCGTCTTTATGACGATATCCGCGATACTATCTTAATGCAGTACCCATTTAGTTGGTCTGTTAAAAAAGTTAAGTTAGCCCGCTTGGCTAGCACCCCTATCAATGAGTGGAAATATACCTATGCGCTGCCGGGCGATATCCTTGGCAACCCAAAAGCTGTATTTAATGTTGGCGCTGTTGGAGCGCTGCCAGTGCGAGATTTTGAGATCTACAATCTTGGCCTTTACACAAATTACGAAGAGGTTTGGATTGATTACCAGTTTCGACCAACAGAGGCCGTCTTCCCACCTTACTTTGTGCGCTTGTTAAAGACAGCGCTAGCGGCTGACTTTGCCGAGCCGGTAACCGACCAGCTTACTAAAGGGGATTATTACCACCAAAAGGCATACGGTGCGCCATCAGAAAATATGCGTGGCGGGCTGTTGCGTGTTGCTATTAACATTGACGGCGCTGACCGCCCGGCTCAGACAATACAAGAGTTCCCTATTTCCGATATAAGGTTCTAGCATGAGCCGGATTATTCAGATCCAAAACGATTTTACCAGCGGCGAGCTAGACCCAAAGCTACGCGCTAGGACTGATATTGACCAGTATAGCTCTGGCCTGACCACTGCGCGTAATGTTAGCATTCAGCCGCAAGGCGGGGCAAAACGCCGTGACGGCACTAAGTTTATTGCCGAGTTGGACAGCGGCGCAGGCACCGCAGTTCGTATGGTGCCGTTTGAGTTTAGTGTATCTGATAGCTATATGCTGGTGTTCACCCCCGGCAAAATGTATGTCTTTAAGGATGGCGCACAGATCACAGCCATTAATGGCGGCGGTAATGATTTCTTAACAGTGGCTGCGGTAACATCAGCTATATTACCAGAAATGAATTGGGTTCAATCCGCTGACACCGTGATTGTCGTGCATGAGGATCTTGAGCCGATAAAAATTGTGCGCGGCGCTACAGACGCAGATTGGACAGCTAGCACGATTGATTTTGATCACATCCCAAAATATGCGTTTGAGTTTGATGTTCACAGCCCGCAGTTTACGATCACACCATCCAGCACGGTTGGGAACATTACGATCACAGCTAGCGCAGTAACAACCGACACCGGCACGGCTCAGGGCGGTGGGGCTAATACTATAACGCTAAAGGCTGCATCTAACTACACGCTAGACGATGAGCCTAATGGTATGTTTATCGAAATTACGGCTGGCACTGGGTCAGGGCAAAAGCGCCACGTTGAAGACTATGTCGCGTCAACTAAACTGCTTACAGTTTACCCGGCGTGGGATACAGCGCCTGATGGCACATCTCAGTATAAAGTGACTGCATTTAGCACAGCGGCTGAAGGCGAATATGCCGCAGTTGATAGCGGTTTTGGTCGTGCGCGTTATGTTGAGTATGTCAGCGATACAGAAATGAAAGCCTACGTTGAAATACCCTTTTTTGATACAACCGGGATTACTCAAGGCAAATGGAATAGCGAACACGGTTACGAAGAGGTTTGGTCAGCCACGCGGGGCTGGCCGCGCAGTGTGACATTTCACGAAGGCCGTTTGTATTTTGGCGGTAGCAAAGGTCGCCCATCAACATTGTGGGGTAGCCGCGTATCTGACTTTTTTAACTTTGACCCCGGTGAAGCGCTTGATGATGCGGGCGTTGAGGCGACACTAGATACCGGCACCTTCAATGCTATTGTCGATATTTACTCTGGACGCCATTTGCAAGTGTTTACAACTGGCGCTGAGTTTTATGTGCCACAAGCGCTGGATGAACCTATTACGCCAACAAATATGATTGTAAAGCAGCAAACAGCCTTTGGTATGAAGCCGGGTATCAGGCTGCAAAACGTCGATGGCTCAACGCTGTTTATTCAGCGCCAAGGAAAAGCGCTGCAAGAATTTATTTATAGCGACACCGTGCAAGCCTACACGTCAGCCAAAATATCGTTGCTGTCGTCGCATCTGTTAAAGACGCCGGGCGAGATGGCTGTGCGTAAGGCAACAGGCACTGATGAAGGTGACCGCCTGTTAATTGTGAATGATGACGACGGCAGCATTGCTTGCTACACGTTGTTGCGGAGCCAGAATGTTATTGCGCCATCTGAGTGGACAACCGATGGCGAGTTCTTAAATATTGGCGTCGATGTTGATGACATTTATACTGTAGTCAAGCGCACAATAAATAGCAGTGATGTTTATTATGTCGAACTGTTTGACGCTGACGCATTACTTGATTGCTCTAAAACTGGCGGTGCCGCATCCAGCGTGACTATGGATCACCTTGAAGGCGAAACCGTAAAAATTATTCGCGACGGCGTTATTGAGCCGGATCAGGTTGTACCCGCCACGCCTTTTACGGTGACGTTTGGAACGGCGGCAACAACAAGCCATCAAGTTGGCATCAACTTTACGCCAGAGGTAAAGACATTGCCGGTTGAGCCTCGCTTGTCTAGCGGGTCTTTGAAGGGGTTTAAGAAGCGCATTTTTGAGGTAAATGCAGAATTATTTGAAACACAATCGCTGACCATCGACGGCAAACTGGTTCCTTTTAGGCGATTTGGTTCCGGCGTTCTTGGTGGGGCTGTTCCTGAGTACACTGGTATCAAAACGCTACATTCTATGTTAGGTTATACATACGATGGTCAAATCACAATTGGTCAAGAGGTGCCGTTAAAAATGACGCTGCTTGGCATTGATTACAAAGTGAGTGCAGGGCAATGAGTGGTGGTGGTTTAGGATTAGCGCTTGCTGGTGCCAGCGCATTTATGCAGTACAGAGCCGGGCAGACGCAGTCTGCTGCTTTACAAGCGCAAGCCGGTTACACGCGGTTAGAAGCCCAACAAGAGGCATTAAAGCAAAAGCAGCAGGCTGTTGCGGTAATGGATAACATGATAGCCACAGCAGCGACCATCAACGCTTATGGTGGTATTGGGCTTGGCAATGTGGACAACCTAAAGAAAGCAGCGCGGGCAAAGGGCGTTAAGGAATTATACACCGTTAAGAATAATGAGATTATCGCTTTGCGTGGCGGTTATATGCAGGCTGATCAATATATGTTGCAAGCCAGCGCCGCCAGACAAGCTGGCTTTGCTGCCGGTGTTGGCACGTTTGGGTCTGGGTTAATGATGAAAACGAGTATTGCTTAATGGCTAGGTCACTAGAATATAGGCCGCTTGGCATTGGCATCGCGTCGCTTCCCGGCGTTAACTTTGTTGCCACTGGAACCGCGCAAGCTAGAGTGGCGAACACAATTGCACAATCTTTGGATCAAATGTCGCGTTTTGCTTTTCAGCAGTATGAGACACAAGCAAAGATCGAGGGCGCTGAGTTTGGCGCTGCCAACGCGCCAAGCGTTGTTGATCTCATTAAGGCTGAGGATGCTGAGGCTAGAAAAGCGCTAATCCCCGGCAGCACCGAAACCGTGCGCGGCAGAGCAGAGCGGCAGGCGGCGCTAAACACTGTTGCGGCTAACCTTGAGATAGCAGCGCGTGATGCAATCAAGCAAATAGCAGTTGAGGGTCATGTAAACTTTACAAATGTTGTTAAACTCCAAAGTCAGATTGACGGCGTTATTAACGGCTTTAGTGGCGCGATGACTGATGTTGATCCGGCGACCGGCGCTAAATTGCGCCTTGGCCTGTCAACTATCGGCAACACCGCCTATACAACTCACGTTAAAATGATGGCTACGAAAGCCGAAGAGCAAGCTGATTACCTTGCCAAAAAGGGCGCTGACCAAATTATTACTGACATAGGCCAGATGGTTATTAACCGCGCAGCAAAAAGCCCAGATGAAATGGCTGGGATTATTTTTAGTGAAAAATCGAAACTAGCTAAGTTTGCTGATGAGATTGAAGATCCAGCGTTTTTAGTAACCTCAATGGAGAACTTTGATAAGGCTGTTAGCGACGCCAAAATAAACGCCATAGGCGAATATGTTTTGCGTGACCCGCTAAAAAACAGCCAAGAAATATTAGATACATTAAACACCGGCAAGATGAAAATCACAGATAATGGGATCGCAAACATTGCTCTGTCTCTTAACTCAGAGGAGCGCCTTGAAGCCTTTAAAAGATCAAACACTGCAATCAATGATGTATATGCAAGAGAGGCACAGCAAGATGCAAGAGATGAACGCCAAAGAAAGGCCGCTGCAAGAGATTTAGAAGTTGAGCTTACTGGATTTTTAATTGATGGCGACGCTGATGATGAGGTTGTCCGGGCAAAGATAATTGCGTTGCGTGATATAGACCCAGATAAAGCATCAAAGTTTAATGATGCGTATTTTGTTAAGGGCGGCAATGATGATCCAGATACAATTCTAATGTTAGACCAAAAGGGTATGGACAAGTTTCTGACCGTTGAAGATGTTTTAGACGCGAGGGCAAATAGAAAAATTACGCTAGATAGCGCTAGAAAATATCTGACTGTAATAAAGTCTAACAGAGATACATTTAGAACGCAGGCTATCAACAAGATTAAAGGCGCGTTTGGCATCCCTGATGTTGGTATGTTAACGCTTGATCCGGGGAGTGAAAGAAGTGAGGCCGCTAGGCTTGTGATGGATGGCATAGTTGAGTTAGACGCAGCCATTACACAAACCCCAAATCTAGATCGGATTGACTGGGCTGATAAATTCATTCAGCGCGGCAATGTGAAAAAGCGTTTGCAAGATGAGATATCGGCGGCGCTAAACGTAATCAAAAACATTAAAAATAAACAATTGCGTATGGGTCTTGCAAAGATGGACACAGATGATGCGCTTGATGAAATTGCATTAAAATCATCCAGTATTCTAGAAAACAATACAAATCACCAAGAAAGCCACAACAAACTATTAGACGCAATTACTGTCGTGAAACGCAACCGGGCGGCACTTGAACAATGACCGATATAGCACAAGAAATGATGAACACTATCATTGCGGCTGAAAGCGGCGGGTCAATTGAGACTGTTCGCGATGACGCTGGCAGCTACCGTATGCGGCGCGTTTATGACCGAGCTATGTCTATGGAGAAAGTGCAGGCGGCTGGCCCCGGCGATTATCGCGGCATATACCCGCTGTCTGAGCAAGCTGGCGCACCAGTTACTGAGGCTGAGGTTAGCGGCACTATGCTTGGCTCTTTTGTAGGCGTTCCTGCCGCTGTAGCAACAGGGGTGCCAGATCTTTTTGCTTTGGGTCTCGGCGGCTTAAAAGCAGCTTTGGCGGAAAAGGGTCAGGGATGGGATGAGTTCCAAAAAGGATGGAGCGCCATATCCGGCACACTTGGTTCTGAAAAAGCCGGTGAATTGTTTGATGGATTTGTTGAGGGCTTGGATATTAGCCCAGAGTTCAAGCAAGGTTTAAAGCAGGGATATCTAACTGGCGAGTTTGCCTCGATGGGGCTTGTCGCGCCGCAAGCTGCTAAGGCCACGGCTGGTGCTGTTGCTGATTATGCAGCAGGCGCACCAGCCCGCCTAGAAGAGGCGCAGAAGGGCGTCACGCTTGGTATGAATGTAGACCCTACCCAGATAGTTGATGAAGCTATTGTAGGCGCTCAGAAGCTGATGGGTAAAGGTGGTCAGTCAATTGAGGAATTAACCAAGGTGTCTGTTACCTTGCCGCGTGTTGGGTCAAATGATTTTCCAATAGAAAATATAGCTGGTAAAAAAGTTGTATTTGTTCCAGCCGATATGTTGGATTTTGGTCGCGCATATGAAGGCCTGTCGGAAGCTCCAATTGAGCCAAGGCCATTAAAGGGCGGGTCTGGTTATGGGACATTGGAAACGTCTAGGAAGCAAGGCCTTGGGTTTGCGTCATTAGACCCAAAGATAGCAAATCGCATAGCAAATAGTGGCGCTGATTATATGCTGGTTTCTACAATGTCACCAAGGGCGCACAGATCTAATATTGATTTTGCCAATATCTTGCATAGGCAAATGAGGTCATATGCGGATGAGGGTTACATATCACCAGAAAATCAATCTGCCATATCTCAATCATTAAGCGCAAAATTTTCTGGTATGCCTGACATTTTCTCTGATGAGGCGTTACCTTGGTTAGAGAGCCAATCTTTTGAAACAAGAGCGGCTATTGCTGACGCCCTTGACGCGCCGGGAATGAGAGAACTGGGCGCACCCCCGGTTAGCAGAATAATTAACGAAACAATAAACCCAACTGAGGCTGGTTATCCTATCGGTCAGGGGTCTGTTTTAATTAAAATGGACAAAAAATCCCCGGTTGATGTTAGGGCTGTTGAAGGTGGCGTACCCCACCCATCCTATCCCATAGGGTTGTTTGGCGAGCCTGTGGCGCAAATACCTTATGGTGTGCGGGTTGATGATATATTTGATGAGTATCTTTCGGGGAAAATGGCAACTGGTAGCACCCCAGCAAGCGCTTATAGAGCCTTAACTATGGCTTTGCCAACAGCGGAGTTAACGCCAGAAAGGTTGGCTAAAATACCAACCGCAGAGCCGGGTTTTATAAAAAGCGCTAGACAAGCAAAACTAGTTCAAGATGTTGTTCAAGGTAACTGGAGATCAACTGCCAATCCTGTTGGGCCTGCAAAGAACAGGAACCCATTGGGTATGGGTGGCGCTGAAATAATCAAAGCAACACAAGAAAACGCATTATCTGCAACCTTGTCAACATACACAAAATCTGAATTGGCAAAAAAAGCAAAGACAGGTGAGTTGGTGTTTTATGCGCTTGGCAGTCAGGGTAAGGACGCTGGAAAAGTTTATTTTGGCTTAAATAAAAATACAAACTATGCAGAAATGTATGGGGCAACAAGCCCAGAATTGACGCCAAATGAAACCTCTATTGTTGGGGTTATGAATAATGAGGCCGGATCTGTTGGCAAAGGCATTGGGTCAGCGTCCATTTTAAAAGCGCTTCAAGAGGGCGCAACCGTTCTTGATGCCTATGCCGTGCCATCAGCAAAATATCCTAAAGGGTTTTTACCAAAATATTATTCTCAATTTGGGTTTGTAGAGGTTGAAAGAATACCGTATAACGAAAGCTATCTGCGTGACCCGGCATTTGGCGGCAGTGAAGAAAAATACAAGAGAATTACAAGGCAATGGAAGGCGTCCGGGTGGGACGAAACAAAGGGAAAGCCAGACCTTGTTATTATGAAATGGAAAGGTGATGAAAATGTTAGATCAACAGCAACAGATACGTTTATCTCAGAAGGTGCAGACCGTCTTAGGGGATCGGGTTTTGAATATGTCCAAACCGGAGGTGGGGATATTGAACCACGCATTGGATCAGGTGTTGCTGGACAACAACGGCCAAGCGGATCAGGTGACGCCGGAGGAAATCGAGGGGGCGTTGGAGATGGTGGAAGAGGTATGGGGGCCAGCCTTCAAAGAGGCGCATCAGAACTTACAACGCTAGACCCAGTGAGCCTACGCGCTCTGGGGATCGGAGAATAGCTATGGCGCGTGATCTCAGCGAAGAAATGGATGAAATGTCTAAGGCTCAACAAATGGAAGAGATTTCATTTGGTGCGTCTGATGAGGTCACGACTGAGCAAGAGGACTTAGCGCCTGTCACGCCAGAAGAGGTTGTGCAGCTTAACAACCCAGTGTCGTTGCCGGATGAGCCGGTGCAAGTTGCCAGCTTACTTGACGATGCAGTTACCGGCGCGGTTGGCTTTGTTAAGCGCAAAACCGCTGAGGCCGAAAAGAGGGTTACCGCCAAGATCCCAGAAAAAGATGTGCAGGTCATTGGCGGCAGCACAGTCATACGCCAAGCCAACCAAGAGGACATTGACGCGCTTGAAGGTGTGCTGGATATCACTTTTGAAAAGGGGTTGAACCTTCCGGCAATCATGAATGCGTCGGGTGACTTTGATCTCGCCGGTTATATGGCGAACATCAAAGAGCTAAACAAAGATTTGTTTGAACGCGCCCGGCGCGGCACGATTAATTATAACTCAATGCTAGAACTGGCAGAGCAGCAAGGCGCGGATCAGGTGCTAAAGAAATGGCTCACACGTCAGCCCGGCAGGGGCGATGTGGCTGAGGACGTTCTGGCCGGTTTGATATTGGCGCGAGATCTAACGCGCAAAACACAAGAGGCTTTTGAGTTTGCTGCTGATGCAACTGATCCAGAGATGCGTCGAAAATTATTTGCTGATGCCGCCCAGTACCTCACAATGGAATTTGCGTTGTACTCAAACCTATCAGGCGCTGTTAGTGAAAGCGCCAGATTGATGCGGGCAATGCAGCAAGCGCAAACAGTGGGCATTGATTTGCGCCGCGCTGATGAGCTGCTAAACATATTAGAAAACGAAGGCGTTAATATTGAGCATCTTGGCAGCTTGTATTTGTCACTGCCAAACCCAGCCGCAAAAACAAAGCTAGTTAGAGGCATTATGCAACGTGGCGGTGATGTTTTGACTGAGGTCTTTATCAACTCAATCTTGTCAAATCCAGTCACCCACTCTGTAAACGTCGCTGGCAACTCGGTCTTTATGCTTACCAAGAGCTTAGAGGAAATGGTGGCTGGCGCTATCGGTAACACTGGCGTCAACAGAATTAGACCCGGCGGCGTTAATCCAAAAGACAGAGCCTATGCGCGTGATGGCTTAATTAGGCTTGAAACAATTGGCACCAGTTTTATTGACGCGCTTGTTGTGTCGGGTAAGGCTTTTGTAAAAGAAGAGGCTAGTGATCTTGCCAGTAAAATTGATGTTAGAAACAGACGCGCTATTGGCGACACTGGTGATATTGTTGAGATTTACAAGCAGATCAAAGATGGCAATGTTGCAGCCGGGGCGTTAAATACTGTCGGCACCTATGTGCGAATGTCTGGCCGGGCGATGCTGGCAGAAGATGAGTTTTTTAAGGCTTTCGCCTACCGCACGTCAATCAAGCAACAAGCCCGCCAGCGCCAGTATGATTTTTACGACCGGCTGGTGGAAGGCGGCACACCTAAATCCGAGGCGTCAGACTTGGCTGCTGCTGAGTATGTTAGAGCGCTTGAAAACCCAGACCAAAAAGCAATGGAAACAGCGCGTGAAGCTGCAAAGGTATTGACGTTCCAAGGCGATTTGGGCGGCTTTGCTGGTGAGATGCAGGGCTTTATGTCGCATCCCGCTGTTAAATTGTTTGGTGCGCCGTTCTTTAAAACGCCGGT